AAAAATTATTTGGTACACAAGATACTCTATGGGTGATGATCCAAGAAGAGATGAAACAATAGATATGTATGCTGAAGAAAAATGTGACTTTCAAGGAGATACAGAAAAAGATGACTAAGGAAATGAAATACGACATTTACTCACTACCAAGTGTTTTGATGTTACAACACGAAATGGATACAGAGATGGTTAAAGACCTAAACGACTACCTCGATGATTTGCAAAAAAGCAAAGACAAAAAATCAGCCAGCGATGATTTGGTTGGTCAAATAAATAAGGGCGAGCAACTTAACATTGACCCTGAACATGATAAGGTCAAGCCTTTCCGCAACTTGGCTGTCAATCTTGGTATCAAATATATCCAACATTTTGTGCAACATACTGGCACTAATGTCAGACCTAAAAAATTAGGTTTGGATAAACTATGGTCTGTGCATAGTTATGAGGGTGATTACAACCCAATACATGATCATCTAACACTAACTAATATCTTTTACCTGTTGGACTAAAGTACCTGAACAAATAACAAAACCAAAAGATACTGGGTCTTACGACCTTTACAACAATTCAGGTGCTATAGACGGTTTCATCAACTTTACTTATGGTCTTAACCAAACAGGTGATCCTGAGAAACTTAGACCATCTCAATCGAGATACATAAAACCTGAGGTCGGTAAGTTTCTGATGTTTCCATCATGGATGCAACATTGTGTCTATCCGTTTTTCGGTGAGGGTGAACGCAGAACCGTGGCTGGTAACTTAAACTGTTTCGACTTATCCAAAGAAGATATAGATAAACTTAAGGAGAAAAAATGATAGCACCTGAGTTTGAAGTTGGCATCTACGATAATATCCCCTATGAAGATTATGCGGCCATACCAGCTTACAGGTCACACGACCTAACAGCTGTTATCAAATGTCCGTACACATGGAAGTTTAAAAAACAGGTCGAGCAAACACCTGCGATGTTGGAGGGCAGAGTGCAACATACTTTGTTTTTAGAGGAGCACAACTTTGATAAAGAGTTTGTTGTGCAACCACAAATAGATAGAAGAACCAAAGCTGGCAAGGAGGATTACGAAACTTTCTTAAACACAGTAGGTGAACGCACAGTAATAAGTCAAGATTTATACGATACTTGTTTAGAAAGAAAAGGTGTTGTCCAAGAGTTTGTACCCAAACCAACAGACATGGTTGAGCTTACAGTTTGTTTTATGTGGCACGATCAACCCTTCAAAGCACGACTTGATTGGTACGATAATGAATATGTATGGGATTTAAAAACCTGTGTCGATGCCTCACCTCGTGGCTTTATTCGTGCTGTCAACAACTTCAACTATCACATGCAAGCATCTTTATATATCGATGCCTGTAAAGCGGTAAATCTTAAATGTGAAGGTTTTAAATTTCTAGCACAAGAGAAAAAAGACCCATACCCTTATGCGGTTTACACACTATCAGATGAGTCGATCAAATATGCTCAAGCAAGAAACGAGCAAGCACTAGAAAAGATTTTAAAATGTGAGGCTGAAAAAGAATACAGGCCTTTCGGCCTGTATGGTGAACAAGTCATAGAATCTACTGACCTGTATTAATTTTAGGTTATTCCACAAATTTTACTGGGAAAGGTTCATAGTTGTCATCTTGCAAACAACCATTTATGCCTTTTACAACATTACCACATTCATAACTTCCTCCCACAAATTGAGGGTGAGAATCCAACATCCAAAAACTTTGTATTTTATCTTCTCTTATAAGCTCATTAAAATAATCAATGATTTCCTGAGCAGTTTTGAAGTCTGATAACATATCGGCATCATACCATTTATCAAGTCCATTTTTATTTATAGTAATAACACAATTTACTAATATTTCTTTTTTCATTCTTCCTCCTGATCAAGTTTATCCTCTGCAAATTCTTCCATTTTCATTACAGCCCATTCCTTAGCCTCTTTGAAATTTTGAAGTTCGAAACAGTTATAGTGTACATAAAAATTAGAATTATCTCCCAATCCACTAACAGTAAGGTCATAACCATATTTTCTGTCATAGCTTATGACTGCCTCTGTAAATCCGTAAGGACACTTGGCACTCCACTGTCCGTGCTTATAACTTTTCTCACCAACTTCTTTGGCATCATCGTTCCATACTAATTTATACTCCATATACTTCCTCCATTAACAAAGTCTAAAATTAAAACAAAACAGAGAGCGATCACACCGAAATAACACAAAGCCAATTCAGCTCTCTCGTCCAACCATCTTTCTGCTTTCCAAACTAAATATCCCATACACTAATATTATACAAAATTTGGAGTAATGTGCAAGTTTTTATACATTACAGCATTTTATTATATCTGTGTTAATTTTCATATTTGTTTGCACAAAACAGTAAAATAGTATAAACTTTGTCAGTATATATATTTGAATATGGAAACTAAATTAAACGACAACAACAAGATTAGAAAAAGTTTAGCTGTTGATGTTGCTACTTATGAATTGTTACAAGATATTTGTGGCAAGGAAAGAAGGCCTAAGATAGACCAGTTAAAAGTTCTTATAGAACAAGAACACCACAGACTGTTTCCATCTTAGAACAACATGATTAACTTTATAAAAAAGATGTCAGAGAAAGTTAAAATCAATAGTGATCTGCCAGTAGCAGAAGAAGTAATAGACTTTTATAGTCGGTTGAACTTACAACAACAAGCCTCTCTTATGAGACTTATGGCTCGTAATCTTATGGTTCATGTAGACGGTAAAGAAGTTTGGGGACAGGAACTAGATTATGAGGTCACTGGTGCTATGATAAAAGCCAGTCAAAAATCAGGCGATTAGACTGCCAATACCTGACATACCCATTTTTCGTCTTGCTATTTCACGATCTTTTTCATCAGGTAAAATAGTTGGTGAAAGTTGTGTAGATATATCTAAATTACTTTGTTTATCATCGATTGTTTTATCTCCTCCTAACAAGTCCTCTATCTCATTTAACAGGTTGTCAGGTGGAGGTGTTGGAGTCGGTGTGGGTTGTGGTGGCTGTATCAAACCAGTTCTTTCTCCAAAATCTTGAGTTCCTTCTACTACTCCTCTTGTCAGTGTTTGCCCACCGAAATATTTGGGTGAATTAAAGAACCTAAAAATTTCGTCAACATTTTCGCTTTCGTTTAAAATCATTTTTGTCAGAACCTCGTAGTATTTTTCTGCTTGAGCCAAAGCAATATCGTCTAAGGTTTTATCACCCAATTTACCTGTTATGCCTTTACCCGTCAAATTAAGGATTGAAAAAATACCTTTAAGTGAACCAGTTTTTATATCGCCACTTTCTTTCATTAACAATTCTTTGAGTGCCTGAAAAGGTTGTGTGTCTGAACTGCCTATCGAGATTTTATATACACCATCTAATATTTCATTTAATTTATATAGTTGTGTTAATTCTTCAGGTTCTAACATGACTTCCAACATTTCTTTAGTTTTTCTTTGATTTAGATATTGATTAAACCTTGGCAAACCCTCTTGTAAATTTGTTGGTTTTAATACTTCTCGAAACTTACCTCTTAAAAAATATTGTTTCATTTCATTAAATAATTCTTGTCCAACATCCAATCCACCTGTTTTAGGTTTTGCTACGACATCAGGTAATGGATCAAGCAACGCACTTTTTGCTCGTCTTAAAGCATCAGGTGTAGCATTTGGATCGAAAAATACTTTTACTATGTTGCCCGTTTGTTTATCTGTAGTATATTTTGCTATCTTGCCGAGAATAGTTTTTTCGACTTCTAACAGTGCTGGATTAACGGGGTCGTACAGCTCTCTAGCTAATTTATAGTTCGGTTCAGCCTCATCCATCAACCTAGTTAAATTTTTCATTATGCCAGTAAACTGTGGATATAAATTAGAGTTACCTCTTACTTCTTCATAAAAGTCCTTTAAACTACCTTTTCTTCTTCTGTCTAATGCCTGTAAGCTATTTATTGGATCACCATTTTCGTCCAGTAACAGTTTTTTAAAACGATTGAATTGTTCAGCCTCACCAACATCTAACTTAACTGTTCTTATAACCTTGCCCTTTGCATCTCTGACCACTCCCTCAGCCATGTCATCTATTACATCTATGAGCTCATCCATACCTCTAACCTCTATGTCGTTTGGTGCCTCATCTATCATTTTGTATAAACCCTTAGCTCTCTCCTGTCTAGCTTTAGATATTTTTTCAAGTGCGGCATCTACTGCCGTTTTAACACGAGTAGGAACATCTCCAATATCTGCTATTTTTTTTGAGCCTAAAGCATCTATGTAAGTTTCAACTGCATTGATTATCTGAACATTTTGATCTTTCAAAAAGTTTCTTATCTGCATTATTTCGGGTTGTCTGCTTAAAAAATGTTGCAAGTTTGCGGCTCGGGCTGGATTGGTAATTGCCTCAGCCTGTCCCAAAGTTAAGTCTATGCCAAATTTTTCTTTTGCCTCTTTGATTGTTTCAGCTTTGTCTTTTTTCAAATTGATCAAGTATCTAAGACTGTCAGGCTCTTTAGCAAATATATTTAAAACTTGACCTGAACCTCTAGCACCGTAGCCAAAAGGTAGAGCACCAAAACCTGAAGATATGAGCAAATCGTTAAAAGTAGCTAAGTTTTCTTCAGGACTATTTTCGTAAAAATTATTAATCGCTAGTTGTCTTGCCGTTCTTGGCACTGCACCGCCTAAAAAGGTGCCTATAAAACCACCAGCCATTGTTTGACCAACCACATTAGCACCAGCTAAAAAAGGACTACGAAGTGCAGGTGCTTGTGATAATCCTCGTTTAAAACCTGCACCAGCTCCAGCTAAACCACCACCCACATCGAAACCGAATGTAACGGCTGGTACAACATTGGGCACTAATGTTTCTGTAAATGCAGAAAAACCTTCAACATCTTCAAATTCTTTTTTGTAAGTTTTACCCTTGTAGACTTTTTCTCCTGCTGGGTCTTCATAATAAATAGTGCCATTAATGTTTCTGTATTTGAAACTAGGGTCAATACCTTTTTTAACTAAATCGGGAAACCTTTGTTCAGCTAAAAAACGGATACGAGTTTCAGGATCAATAAATAAGTAAGCCTGTGTTTTTCTTGCTAATTGGTCACTTGTGCTTTGCGTATCTTCTTCCTCAAGAAAACTCTCTATTGAAGAAAAGTCGTATTCGCTCATTCTAATTCCTCAGGAGCTAAATCGAAAATAGAGTTAAATTGAAAATTAGGCACATCCCCATATTTTTCTTTGAATTTTTTGTGTATTTCTCTAGCTTTTTTTCTATC